TCTGTTGTAGCTGGGGAATTACCTAGTCGACCTGTACCTTGATTCCAATTAGCTGATAGTGGATGAACTAGTAAAGTATAGTCTAAGGGTATTTCTGAGGCGTTAGCTAATGAGGCCTTTAGGTAGACATCAAAAGCACTGCTTGAAATTCTATTAGCGATTATATCGCTGATTTGAGCAGAAGGGAATTTAATTAATGCTCGTGATACCTCATTGGTACCATCGATAGATTCAAAGGTGCTAATTTCTAATATTTCATCTATACCTGTATTTAAGTCAGGATAAAATGAATATAGAGTAGCACTCTTTTCGGGGAATATTTTATAAACGGCCATAATTAGTAATTACTACATATAAATATAGCAAGTGCCAAACTATTTTATGCAAGCAACGCGTGATATTCTTTAAAATGTTTGATACGATCAGCTAAACCAATAGTACCACCATTAACACGTTTAGTGATAGACGTAACAACTGCATCAGTTGCACCTCCATCTGCTAATTTATGTAAACCATTTTTACTAAAAAACCATGCAGCTGATAGTAAAGCATATTTTCCTGCTACTGATGTTGGATCTACTGTTAAATCTTCATTAATTGATTTACCAAATGCAGTGTAGTTGTCTTTACCAGTTAATTGGATATAACCACGACCACAGAATTTAGCACCATCACCTGTTGCCTCAGCACCGTTACCCATTCTATTACCATAAACTTTATTGGCAATTTTTTCTGGTTTACGAGCATATTGGTTAGCTAAAGCTTCTGTTGGAAAATATTTTTTAAATATACCCATTAAGCCTTTAGCACTATAATTCAAATTTTCTTTTGTTAAACGGAATCCACCTGATTCGTGACCACATTGGGCTAAAAAGTGTGATAAACGTAATGGAGTGTTAATTTGAAATTTTTCCATTACATCTGGGATTTGAGCTATTACAGCATCCGGAATGTGTCCTTTTAATTTGTCTAAATTCATATTATTAATTTTTAACTTACTACTACTCTACCTTGTATATCTATGTTAGGAAATCTAATTTCAAATATAGCTGGGTCTAATGAAGGGTAAACATTGTTATTTTTAGTTGCACCTGCGATATCGTATCCATATTGAGAATAGTCTCCTCCTTGTTTATTTGTAACTTCTAATTTAACTACAGATTGTACTCCTCTAACTTGTAATAGTTTAGAAGTTATATCTGATAGGATAATTGGTTGGTTGATTTGTAATTTATCTATATTAAAATGATCTTGTAATACAGAGATACAATTTGTTAATACATCTTTATTAGCATATCCACTTAAAGTAGTAATATCAAAATTAAGTCCAATATTAATATAATAAGCATCTTTAATATTAATAGCATCCGTAACCATTCTATATTGGTTAAGATATGTTACTAAATTTTCTTTTAATGTGTTTGTTGCTGCTGTTAACTGTTTACTACTATTATAAGATAAAATATATAAATCTAAAGCTAAAGGATTATTTTGTTGTAAAGTAGCTACTGTTTGTTGTGGACTTTGATTTAAATCTTGAGAAATATAGGCTTTAGCTACAGTACCATATTGAGAAGGCATTGATAGTGCTCTTACTATATAATCATCTTTAGTTACAGCTCTTAGTTGAGTTGAATAAGAATATAAGGCATTTTGTCTAATTTCATCTACTGTATCTCCATTTCTACCACCTGAGGATGGATTTGGATTTGATGATACTATACTTTGTAACACTGTATTATTTAAACCACCACCACCACCAGGGAATGTTACTCCAGTTGTGTCGATGATAGTTAAATCATTAGCAGGTACGTTCGATTCAATACCTCCACCAACTAAATATTTTACTGTTAAATCACCATTAGGTACTAATCCATACTCTTGAGTAAAGAAAGTACCAGCTTCATTATAATTATTTGTTAATAATGAAATACCAGGCACATTACCCGCTTGAATATTGCTTGGTGTTGGTATGATCTGAATATCTGATTTATTTGAAGATAGACCAGCTCCAAATTCTAGCTGTAATGTATTGTCAGATAAAATTCTAGAAACAAAACGTCTAGGAGTATTTTGTAATTGCAATAAATAAGGAACTTGATCGGTGTTATACGAAGGGTTAGATAATGGTTTAAAAACAGATGTTTGAGCTAAATAAGGAACTTCATACCATTGATTCCCACCACTACCTGTAACATTTAATATCTGTAATATATTAGTATCAGTAATAGTAATAGTAGCAAACTTTTGGTTTGTACCTACATTAATTGTAGTTTCTTTTATTTCTGATGATATAGCAGGGGATGATTTTTTAAACAAATAATAGTTAGAATCTACAAAAGTAATTTCTGTACTTCCTGTATCTGTAAAATCTATTTGTTGTGTTGTTAAAAATTTAGTACCTGTTGATGTTGAAGTAAGAGTGGTGTTTGATGGAATAATTACTCCATAAGTAGTATAGTCTGGTGTTGTTATACCTCCATTAGTAATAGAAGGAACTAATTGATATACATCAACTGTAGTATTAGAAGCATAAGATGCTTTAGGGCGATAACCCATTACATATGCTTGTGCGTATAAATTTTCTTTTTCCTTAGCAAATAATAAGAAATTTTCTTGAGTTTGAGTATCTAAATAAAATGACATTACATCACCAACATAAGATGCCATTTCAATAAACATATTACCTGGGGTGGCTTCTGTAAAGTCATTATATGTTGTTGGGAAATAGGTTTTAGCATACTGTTGTAAATCTGCTTTAAAAGAACCAAAATCTTTATTTAAATACGATATATTTTTATCTTCGTTTGTCATTTTTATCTAAGTGTTTCAAATTGGATTGTTACTTGGCCGGGTGTTCTTGATATGATTATTTGATAATCTATTGTTATACTTATTGAATTAGAATCAATATCAGGAGATACTACTACATCTAAAAGTCGTATTTCTGGGATGAATGTATTAACAGATTCTACAATAATATCTATAATTTTTTGTTGTAATTCGGTAGTAATATTTTGAAATAATTGATTTTTTATATTACATCCAAAAGTAGGATTCATTACTCTTTCACCTTTATTAGTAAGTAAAAGATTAATTAGATTAGATTTAATTTGATCCTTAGTAGTAAAAGTACTTTTAAAAGGTCCTTTAAAAGGCAGTGATACCCCAATAGCAATATTTTTACGTAAATCTAACGGATTTACACGTATTGTTTGAGGTATTGGCATTTTAATCTAATTGTCTTAATCCTGATCTGTCCATTGGTGTCATATTAGCAGCGGCATCCGCAATAAATGCAGCGAATGGATTTACTTTCTCACCAGTAGCTTCATCAACAGCGTCAATAACTTTTAATTGTTGTTGTGGTTGTTGGAAACCAAAGGCTTCACCCATTTTACTACGTAATGATGCTCTAACGTCTGGGTTACCAGCTCCTGTCATTACATCGGCACTGGTAAATCCTATTGTTTTACCTTCACGCAATGCTTTTTTCTCTTGTTTAGCCATGTGCTCTTCAAGAATGTATGGTAACTCTTCATGAATAGCATCAACTACGGCCTCTTTAATTAATTTTTTAAATACTTTGATGTTCATAATTATAAATATTTTATCCTTGTAAATTTCGTTGATCGATAACTAGTTTTAATTGGTCTATTAAGTCGTTAGGGTCTAAGGTAAATGATAATTCACTTTTTAATACTTCCACCCCATCACGGTCAATCGCTACTGCGTAGCGACGTTTATTTCCCTTAACTTCAAATGTTTTATTTTCTTCTGTTTTAATTTTAAATTTAAATCCTTTATATGGTGGAAATTCCCCATCAGTCACAGGAAGAAATGTATTAGATAAATCAGCAAATTGCTGTTCATTTAAATTAGATGACTTGTCTCCTAATAATATGTTAACTGCTTTTAATCTTTCGATTAAATCATTTAATTTAATAATTTCATTTTCTAATATTGTATTAGCAATAGCTGCTACAACACTGATAGAAGCTATTAATAAAGCTGCTTTATTTAAAGATTTAACAATTCTTGTAATTAAACTTACAGGAATACCAATACCAGGAGGTACAGCGGTTGGGATAGGGATGGCAGATAATACGGCAACAATTGCTGTAAATATAGCTACATATGTCGCTATTTGAGAAATAGCTTTTTGTAAATTATCTAATTTTCTAATACTACTATTAATTAAAGTAACAGCATTATTTCTTAAATTAGTCGCAATAGCAATAGTTTCTGGGGTGTTTGCTTGTTCAATATATACATTTACTTGATCTACTAATTCTTCTAACTTTGCTCTTTGAGATAAAACAGAAGCAAATTGGTTTGCTAGTTGTAGAGCAATAATAGGTGCTAAAGTTTTAGCAGCATTTTTAATTACTTTTTTAGCTAAATCTCTTCTTGCTTTAGCTCGTTCAGCTCTATTTCTATTTTTTCTTGCTTCTCTTTTAACTTTTCTTCTATTTTTAAAATCTTTTATTTTTCTTATAGGGTCAGCAATTATATTAGCTAAATCTTCTTTAAGTTTTAATTCTAATTCTTCTAAATCTCTTAACTTTTTTTGATAAGCCTCCTCCTCTTTTGCAACAGCCAAATTATATTGTTCTTCAGTTATTTGTTTTTCTTTTAACAATACTTCTAAACGCTTCATTTCAGTTCCATGATCAGACCATACTTTGATTTTTAAAGTAACTATTTCTTGTATTTGATCTTTTAAAATTTGTACTTTTCCTAGAGCAACAGATATAACTTTTTCCTTAGCTTTATTTACTAATTGATCTCCAAAGGTTTTAATAGCTGTAGATGATGATATTGTTTTAAGAACACTAGGAGAAATTACAGCTCCTACATTTATATTATTTGCCATTAAGCTGTAAAATTTTGTTGTGATAAAATTCCTTCTAGATTGTTATTAATTCGATCTATATCGTTTAATAAACTTTCAGCAGCGGCATTAATATCCATAGCAGGAGCTCCTTCAGGACTACCAACTACAGTTGAAAGTGAAGCACCAAAACTATATAAACTATCTAATAAATTTTCTAATATAGTATTTAACTTATCACCTAATACTAATGGTTCAGTTGGTAATTGATTATTAACAGTACCTAAAAAAACCGTATTACTATTAAGATGAACTCGTTCATTGGCATTTAAATTAATAATATTTTTAGTATTTAACTCGATGTTTGATTTAGCAAAAATCATTACTTCATCACGTTTAGAATTTAATACTACTCTATCACTATTAATAATAATCTGAGCATTAAAATATTTAGAAGGATCTATAGGTTTAGTTAATGGATTTAAAGTACCAGTTCTGTCTATTTGCAGTGGTATTTGTTGGGTTGATGTTAAGTAAATAGAAGAATCATCTTTATTTATTTGTTCAACATAATAACTTTTTTTAGGATCAAACTTAAGTCCATTTGTTATTAATGTAATAGGACTATCTTCATTTCCAATACTACTCCATTCGTTTAAATCACTATATAGTTTAGTTGTTGAACTAAATCTTATAGATCCACCTTGTCTACCTTGTATTATATAATCACCCTCAAAAGGTAGTAATGATCTAATATTTGAATTTTCAACAAATGTAATTCCTAAATTAGCATTGATGTTTGCTGGTTGAGCATTTTGTTGAACGCTATTCCATAAATTTATAAGAGTATAATATGGAAAAGTAGAACCTGGTGATTGTTGAGTGTCTGAAGATGGTAAATTTAGAATATTAACTAACTCACCCAATACAGGATAATTTGCTATTTGAGATGATAATGGTTTGGCAATATTACAACTATCTAAAAATGTATCGTCCATGCTTCCAATAATACCAATGGATTCATTATAATTAAGATAAAAGACAGTACCAATAGCATTAAACCCACCTGCTTTTTTAAACATAGCAGCTGTAGGAGTATTTTCAGTTGTAATAACACCATATACTCTACCAGCAGTTGGAGGAGCGATATTAGAAAAATTATTATTTCCTAATCCTTTATAAGAATTTGCTGATCCAATGGTGTATTTCATGTTACTGATTTATTTGTACTATGGGGGCTTGTTCTAGTAGTTTTTGTCCTTGTTCTTGAACTTCTTTTTGCTCAGCTAACAACGCTTCAATTTCACTCATATCAATTAATTCATTACCTGAATTTGAGTTTGAAGATACTGCACGTTGCGCAATAGCTGCCATCTTAATTAATTGTTCGTTATTTTTTACATTAACATCAATTAAATCTTTAACGGTAGGCATCAACATTGTCGCAGAACCTGCGTTAGCTGTTGCCATTGGTTTCATAGTATCAATAAATTCACCAATCTGTTTATCAATATCTTTATTGTTCTTATGTATTTTTTTAAACAGGTCTGATAAGGACATACCATCAAATACCTGTACATCGTCGAAATTAGCCATAAATGCGTTTATCAATAAATATAAATAATTAAATCTTTATATGTCCGTGCTCATAGTATTCATTATATAGATGAGCATATATTAATTTTAACTTTTTAATAATCTTAGTAATCTGAGGAGTTGATACGTCAGTGATTTCGCGTATGTAAATGTATAGTGCTTTTTTATTAAATATTTCTAGTGTTTCACGTTTACGAAATAATTCAACAATAGCGTCTGCTGTTTGAGCGTCTTGTTTTTTAGGGAATAATCTGAATAAATGAGTATCTATATATCTAATATATTGATCCATGAATGTATTACCATCCAGCATATTTTCAATATTCTTATCATTTTCATATAACGACATTTGTTCCTCATCAGATTCATCTACATCAACCTTCTCTTGAAGTTTCTTGTAATTGTTTTCGTTATAAACAATAAGATAACGTTTAGCAATAGTACCGAAATAACTAAATGCCTTACCCTTCTCAGG